GCCAAACTAAGATTTTAAACATTCTTATTTTATTTATTATAAAGAAAACTTCCCATCTATATATTCTTGAAGAGAAAGGATCACCTTGACATTTAAGCTAGACAGATCACCTAATATATAGTACAGAGAGAAGTACCTTATCCATAATATGATTCTTTAATATCATTGAACAAATCATCATATGTCTTATAGGAAAAATGATGACCTGCCCCACTCCACGCGAGCTTTATGTTATTATAAAGTTGATCATAATATGTTCTACCATGTCCATAAGCTAAACGAAGCGCACTTTCACAGTTAATTATTGTATTTTCTTTTGAATCACCTTCTTTATTGATCCAATTCATTTGACCTTCAATACTTATTTTATCAAGGCCGGGAAGAAAATGTCCCCTATTAAATTCCAAATCTGGAATAAATTCATTCTTAAGGAATGAAGTCTCTAGTAAATTACAATTAGCAATTACATTATCAGTTTTATCCACTGATGTGTATTTAATATTATATTTAGAAAAGAAATCTCTAATTGAGACTACATTATATTTATCTATATACTCATTAGATACATTCATTATATTATCATCACCATATGTACACAAAAACACATTATTGTCAAATTCATACATTCCAGTTTTAGTAATATCTAACCAAGCACATCTCATTTCAATACAATTAATCATACTGTTTAATGGAGTTGTTAATGGGCTACCAGAAATAATACCACATGGTGTCATATAAACTAATTTATGACATAAATGAGGTGCATTTATTAATTCCTGACGCATAATCTCCATTTTACCAATGTGCTCTTGTGCAGATTCAGAACATTTCTTAAACTCTTTAACTTCTTCTTGTAAACAATAAAAGTGTTTATACCATGAAACAATAATTCCTAAACAGCGTAAAGCTATTTTTGACATTGCTCCAGGTCCAAAATTTGAAAAATCTCCTGCTACTACATTTTTACCTGTGCCATGTTGTTGTAAACGTTGTGCCAAATCAGTCCATTCATAAGAAAATACATTTATGCCAATAGCATGTTCTATATCTAATCTAGTTTTCTGATGTGCCATAAGAAAATCACCAAATAATTGTCTACATTGAATTGTAAAATCATATGGGGAAATAGAAAAAATTCGAGTTTTACCCTGAATTCTACATTTGGCGGACGGTAAAGTTTCATCTTTTAAACAATCAATAAATAATGTAAAAGGTTTGACTCCTTTCTTACGAAGCTCATTCTTAATATATA